GTAAACGCATCAGCAACCATACTGAACACAAGCGATGCAGGATCGTATTTGTTACCGTCAACATACATACCGCCACCGCCGCCTGTATTGTTAACTTGTTTGCTAAATGGCAAAGAAGGATTGTCTTCTACCATTATAGGTTTAGCACCTGGTTCAACACCTGGAATCTGTACAGTTTCAAACGGAATAAATTCAGTTCCGTCATTCAACCACGGACCATTCATATTTGTACAGTTTTGTACATATGGTGATGTGGTTACAAGTGCGCCTTCTCTAATTTCAACACACCAACCCGGATAGCGCAATCCTCTCATTGTAAGTTCGTGTATGTAACAGCCATTACCTACATAAAAGATTGTTTGTGTATTATTTCTTGGAAATACTCTAGTGTTTCTTAAATCACCAGTACCTCTAATGGTAACAAAGTCTGGTAACACAATTGGGTTTTCTTCAAAGAAATCTCCTGGACCTACAAGAATTGTAGTTCCGGATTGTGCTGCTTCAACAGCACTTTTAATTGTTGCTTTAGCACCGTCTGGTCCTAAGCTTTTACCGTCATTCAGATCATTACCATCTTGCGTAACATAAAGGATGTCTGTCGCTTCCGGTCCACTTGCGTTTCCGGTAACAACTAAGTCTCCATCTATCTTGACTTTGCCGCCAGCTGGTTCAATTAAGACTTCGCCATCGGCTGTCAATGTCACACTTTGATCCCCAATTAATCTTGAATGTAACGACTGTCTCTTAAAATAATCCATTTATACTTCCAAATAACTTACTGTAACACTTAAATTTTGTGGATTAGCTCCTACAAAAACTAATCTATCATCTGCTTCTAAAATCAATCTCTCAACGTTGAAAGTAAATGTATCTGCTGCTGCAACTTTCAAGTCATTCAAAACTAAGTTTCTAAGTGTTTTACTTTGCCCACTTGGAATAACGTGCATATCAAATGATGAATCATTTGCTCCGCTTGCGTCATCAAATTGGTTGTTACACACTAGAACTGTAGTTATAGCATATTTCTTAGCCGCAGGAACTGTAATTAGTGTTGTATCTGTGCTTGCTATTTGTGCGTTTACTATTGCCATTTCTGTTCCTCTAAAATATAATACTAAAAAGTAGTGCTTTGTTTCGACTTGCTAGTTCGTCTTGTGTTGTGTCTTCGTTTACAAAAAATATACCTGTTCCTCCATCTGCTAATGGTTTACTGTATAATGATACTCCGTCTGATGGTACGACTGGATCATCTAATTTTTTTATTGTAGTTGCAGTATCTAGTCTAACTCCACCAGTACCTGCACCTGCTATAACAACATCACCGTTTACATCACTAGATGTGATTGAGTTTTGAGTAATTTTTATATTACCAATCTCTAAACGATTCTCGAACATTGTAGCTAACAAGCTATCATCGATTTTAAATTCGATCCTACTTGTTGATGAATCAACTTCAAAGTCAAAAGTCTTAACGCTAGTTGGTGTTGTATCACCTTTTGATATACCTGTTTGTAAATTTTCAGTTGTATAACCTTTTACAAAGTCTTCAAGTACCCTAGCATTCACAAGTGCGTCATCGTCATTCGGCAAGGCTAGTTTAGTTGGTGTACTTGGATTAGTTTGAATTGAGTCTCCATCATATGGATAAACTTGTTTTTCATAATCCGTTGTACCTGTTACAGTAACTATACCAGTACCTTCTGCAAGTAAAGTTAAATTATTAACTCCAATTATATCTGGTCTGATGCTTGATGCAACTAATCCATTTACTGCATTAGTTGAGTCCTGTAATATCCAACTACCTTGACGTGCGATTCCACCGCTTATGCTGTTAATTCTTTCGTCCCAAAAGAAGTATGCATCATTTGCGATTCCACGTTCAACTATTAAACCGGCTGTATTTAATGTAACTCCGCTACCAGTTTCACCTGCGTTGACTGTAATAGTATTATCTTCAACTACAAGATCACTAGAGCCAATAGACGTGCTTTCACCTTGAACTGCAAGATCACCAGTAACTGTAACAGCACCTGCTGGTCCTACATCTAGTTCAATGCTTCCGCCACTATCTACTTTGATTACATAGCTATCGGCGCCAATCTTATTGATACGTTGAGCCATTTAGACACACTCCTCTTATGCGTCTTCAGTGAAATCGTCGTCGTCTGTACCTGATAATGTGTTATCATCACCAGCTTCTTCCATCCTTGCAATTCCTGCTGCTGCTGAACCTGTCAATACATATGTTTGTGCTTTACCATCTAATGCATTTGAACCTGTTGCGCTTGGTTGAGCTAGTGTAATTTTCCTACCAGCGATTTTAGATACGCCGTAAGTTTCTGAATCTGAACCTTGTACTGAGATTGACATTTCGCCTGCTGCTAATGCTGCTGGTAGTTTACCAGTTACTAGTGTGCAAGTAAATTCGCCTGCTGTTCCAATTTCTTCACATACAAATTTCTTTGAGCCTTTTTGTTTAACAATGTAACCTTCTTTAACTGCTGTGCCGTTATGAAAGTTTACTTTAATCTCTGTACCACTTGCTGTAGGGCCTGTGCCTGCTACACCAAATAGTCTTTTATTAAGTGGTCTTCCCATTTTTTTCTCCTAATTTAGTAGTCCTATGCCCGTTCTATGAGCTACGCTGCGGGTACAGCATAAGTCCGCCTTGCGGCACACTATCTGACAATAGTATTTATCCTTTTCGAAAAAATGGGTTATAATGTTCGTAAAAAAAGGCCTACCATAAATGATAGACCTTTCTTATTAATGCTTTGGGAGGATTCGGGTTTACCTCCAACCCCTCGACCGAGATACCATTCTCAAAGCCAGGGAGCCAAGTTCCGCTCGGTAGAGCGATGTGACACAGCGTATTTCTACTACCACGCCTGGGTACCACCCCTAACATTGCCAAGTTACACACTCTGGTAAATGTGACGTTCCTTGCACAAAGCTGATAACAAACCGTCGTCTATTAACAATATATACACTATAGCAAAATAATGTACAAAGGTCAACCTATTTTTGTTATTTTTTCTGCATATTTTCTATTATTTTTTTCAATTTGTTCGTATTCTACACGCTCACCTATTACAAACTGATGTTGATTTTTATCAAATAGCACGTCAACACGTACTTGTCCAAATGCATCTGGACGTATAACACCCCACTTGCCTGCAAATTTATAAACTTGACCTTTGTATACCATTGTATTACTCCTTGTGGGTATTTACTCATAAAAATAGGCCCCGGAGGGCCTATTTTGAATTATTAAGCTACGCTTATGAGAAGCTCAAGTTAGCTGTTGTAACTTCAACTTTCTCTAGGTAGTCAGCTGCATTACCGAGTGATGATGCAGTGTTTGACAACTCAACATATCCGTAACGAGTCATAAATGATACAACTGGCTCAAATGATGTTGGGTCAAGTACAACGCCGCTGCTCATTAATGGAATGTATGGGCAGTAGAACGCTGCTGCGTCTGACTCGCTAGTACCTTTGTAACCAACTAGTACATCATCGTCGCCTGCATATGTGTTCACATAAATTTTCATTGCGCCGTTTAGTGTACCAACCATTTTTGTGTTTGTTGGTGCTTCAAAAGTACCTTCAGTTGTTCTTGCGAACGCTGAAGTTGTTGCTGACTGTAGTACAGTCAAGATCGCTGGAGATACGACTGACCAGTTACCTGCGCCTCTTCTTGTTCTCTGTGCGATTCTGTTTGCTGCTCTGTTGATTAGAACTGCAAGTGCTGCGTGTTCGTCACCAACGAAAGTAGCTGTACCTGATACGCCTGCTTGGTTGTATGTATCAGTTCCTGTTCCTGCCAATGTTGCAAGTGATGCTAGGATCTCTTGGTCGATTTCAGCAGTAATTTCTTGAGCCAAAGCAGCCATAATTTCTGCTTCAACGTCAATGCCGTGCTGGCTTTGAGCGTCCTGAGCCGCTTCAAATGTCCAACGTGCTGACAACTTACGCGACTTAGCTTCAACAGTCTGTTTCAAGATCTGAATGCTTAGTCTGTTACCAGCAGCACCTTCTAGAGCCGCTGTAGCTGCACCTTTTGCAGTACTTGCGTCACCTGAATATGCTTCAGCAATTTTGAATGGTGAAAGTGCTTCTTCTCCAGCTACTGCACCGGCTGCGCCTGTACCTGCTGTGTCTGAGTAGCGTACTCTCAATGTGTGGATTTGACCCACTGGACCTGTCATCGGCTGAACACCAACGATTTCGTTTGCAATCACTGTTGGCATAACACGTCTGATCACTGGTAGGATCACACGGTTAAGTGTTGCGATATTGCCGGCAGAGGTAGCTCCAGCACCTGCAGTCTCAGCCAAATACTTGCGTGTATTCTCAAGTGTTGACGCCATAACTGCTTTCTTATTGCCATTTAGGCCTTCAAGAAGTGCTGTTTTAGTCTCTTGCCAGCGACTTTCTAATAGTTCTGACATTGTTATCTCCTTAATTCAAACCAGCTAAACGCTTGATATCAACTACGTTGTTATCAGCCTTTGCTGCCATATCAGTTGTTTCGGTTTCCCTGTTGCCTGTTACTTCTTTTGCCTCTGCTAAAACTGCCTTCTTCGTTGGACTCTTGCCGTCGATAACTGCCGGTAAGTATTTCTCAAACTGTGATTGTAATTTTCCTGTTTGAACTGATTCTAACAAGTCCATCATTATTTCTTTCTGGTCGATGCTCAATGGAGCAACTAAACCATCAATTTTTTCTTTGCGTGACACAGATTCAGTGATCTTTTTGTTCTCTGCTGCCTGTGCTTCTGCAAGTTTGATTGCTTTAGACGCTGCTTCTTTTGCTTCTGCAAGCTGTTGGTCTTTAGTACCTACAACTTTTAGTAGTTTAGAAGTTTCACTCTTCTCGTTAAGATATGAGTGTTGATATTCATTAGCAAATGCTTCGAATAGCTTACGTCCAAAATCATTCTGGCGTGCTGCTTCAATATCTTCTTTCAGTGCTGAAATCTCTTTGGTGAGACCTTTTGACACTGTTTCTGATACCAACGCTGCACTTTTCTTAATAAACGTTGACTTAACGCTATTAAGATGTTCTTTGGCTTCGCGTACAAGACGTACTTTAGTTTCAGCCAAGTCTTTTTTGTCTTCGTAAAATTCTGCAAGTTCTTTAGCAAGTGATTCTACTACAAACTCTTCAAGAGCAACAAACTTATCAGCTGTTGCTTTTTGATCTGCGTGTAGTTCTTTTATTTCTGAAGCTAGTTGCTCCGAAACAAAAGTTTTCATTAGGTCTGCATTTTTACGCTGAGCAACAGCAAATTTTGCTTTTGCTTCTGCTAGTTGTTTACGATCGTCTTGGAATTCCGCAATTTCTTCTGCTAACTTTTCCGTCACAAGACTGTCAATGGCTTCCACCATTGTTGCTTTGTCGTGTTCGTATTTTTTAGCAAATTCTTCACGTAGTTCACTAGTAACTTCAAGGCGATTTTCTTTAACCTTTGCGTTCCACGCTTCCTCTAACTCAGAACGTACTTCTTCCGATAGTGCGTCATTTTCGAAGAGATTTTTGAGTGCATCTAACATTAATTTCTCCTCGTTATTGGAGCCTGTCTATTATATTCAATAGACTCTCTTTTAAATACTTTTGTGCCTTTTTGTCGCCTTGGACTTCTCTTGAAGTTAAAAATGCCTTGTATCCACCTCTTTCGTTCATTAAATGTTCGTAAATTGGTGTTGGATACGCACCGGGGGCGCTTGGTTGTGCCACAACGTCCACAGTAATAATCTCGAATCCGGCAACTTGTCCGCCGCCGTCGACTTCACCACTACCTCTCGATGAAACGCCTAGTTTAACTCCGCTTTCAAGCATTGTTTTTACTAATTGTCCCATCGGAGTTGGTAGTACTTTTAATTTTCCATAACCATTTGGACCGTCCATCCACATTTCATTAATCATATGTGATACACGATCTAAGTTAATATTAAGTCCTTCAGGATGATCGACTTCGCCTAACACTGAGTAGCCGCCACTAATTTGTTCGTTGAGTGTGGTGACAGCCCTGCTAATCTCATTTACGGGATAAACACGCTGATTGGCGTTTTTGACTCCGCCTTGAATACAAATTCCTTTCATATAAAGGTCTTTGCCGTCATTAGCAGACTCAACTACAATCTTAGCCTGGTCAAAACTCAGATGCTCGTTTAAGTGTCTCATTCGTCAGTCCTTATGCGCCAATAGTTGATTTCTTATTTGCGCCATCGTCTCCCTTTGCAGGGGCTTTTGCTGCCATTGGTTTGCCAGCTTTTCCACCAGGAACGTTTACGTTACCAGCGGTATCTTCTTTTGGCTTTGCAGGTGTCATTCCTGACTCTTCACCGCCTTTTGCAATGTTTGATGCGTCTCCGCCCATATCATTTGCTCCAGCTACTGGTGATTTTGCATTTGCGCCATTGTCACCCATTGATGCTGATACTTTGTCTGTATACTCACGCATAATTTCTGTTTGTGACTTGTTTTCATTTTTTGATTCTTCTACTTCTTCGTCAGTAGCTTCTTCTACTTCCTCATCAGTTTCTTCAAAAGCGACTGCTTCTTCTTCTTTTTCGTCGTCGCCTTCTTCTGAATCCATATCCATAGGCATTTCGTCACCATCTTCATCTCCTGGTGCTTCATCATCCATCATTGCTTCGAATTCTGCTTTTAATGCTTCTAGTTCATCTTCTAGATCCATTACACGATCTTCGATGTCGCCATCTTCTTCGTCATCGCCCATACCCATATCGTCTGCTGGTGCTTCATCGTCCATTCCTGGCATTTCAATGTCGCCCATCATATCGTCTGCTGGGTCAGCTTCTACTGCTGGCTCGTCAAAGATACCTTCTTCAACTTCATCTTCAGAAGTAGCTTCTTCAACTTCTTCATCATTTGACTCTTCTACTTCTTCGTCAGTAGCTTCGTCTAAATCATCTTCTGATGACTCATCAACTTCTTCATCAGTTGCTTCATCTACTTCTTCATCAGTAGTTTCTTCAACTGCTTCATCTTCGTCTTCTAGTAGTGATTCATAAATATCTCTTGATTTTTCAACCACGATTTCGTGGAAAAGTTCTGCTGCTTTTTCGCGATCTTCGTTAACAAGATGCTCAAGCATTTCTTCAAACTTATTGTGCTCAGTCATTGTTATCTCCTTTAGTTATCTTTACAAGGCTGTCAGTTATATTTACACTTTTTCGAAAATATACGCTTAAAATGGGGTCAAAACAGCGTATTTTAAGATTTTAATGGCGTTATACCAAAAAAATCAATAAAACTATCAATTGTAATGTGTTTCAAATTTTTACAATCTTTTAACGTATCCGGTATATAGCTTTCCTCATTTTCCGTTACTCGAATGTATTTAGTCCTTACAAACTGATTTATACAGGCCATAGTTTGACGCTGCCAATTTCCGTAATAAGTGGCTCTATCGTTTATGTTTTTATAGTTTTGAGTGCCTGAATATATATTGTTTACAAGTTCGTTATCTTTGCCTAAACCAACATAATCAAAGCCTAAAATGTATATTTCTGCATTATCGTGCATACTTGCCATATGTAAAGCAGTAGGCCCACTGCTCCAACCTTTATTTGGGTTGAATTTGTTTATGTTAGGATCTTGCTTGGTTAATTTGTTAGGATTGCTCCACACTTCGTGTTTGTGTTGATAATTGGTTTTTTGTATTTCCATTATCATTTTAGTATCAACAGCAACCAAATAGTCAGGTGCAAATGTTCTAAATAGTGCATTACATCCATATATTTTTCCGTGCTGTTTTAAATCAAACGGGTTGATAATTTTACGACTTGTACCATTTCCAAGCACAAATGCTACTTTTTTGTTTGACACTAGTCACCTTTTGTTAAACTGCCGCTGCTGCTTGTGCAGCCAATCCGTACATTTGTTTAACCTTTTCAAGCTCTTGTGCTGTATCTTTTTGGTGACTTTCGGCAGCTTTACGAGCTTTGTTGATATCTTTTAGAGAAAGCCTAGTTTTTCTTGTATCGTCAATTTTCAACACACTTGTATCCTCAGCAGGACTATATGTCAAATCTTCGATTGGCTCTAGGTTATCTTTGTCAAAGTAAAAAAGTTCTCTAAGTATCATAATATTATTTATACAGTTTGGTCAGTTGGCTCTGCCTCTGCTCCTCCTCCTATATCAGCACCTGTTGCAGTCTCTGGTGCAGTACCATCTCCGGCATCTACAGTTTCACCCGTATCACCAAGTTCAGTTTCAAGTCCACCAAAGTCATCTGCTATTCCTGCTCCAGACAATCCTGCTGCTCCCATTGCAGGCTCTTGTGCTGCTGCATCTAAGTTATCTTGGTTTTCTTCCATCCACAAGCGTTCATTCTCTGCAATCTCTTCATCACTAAGTCCTAAGAAACGTTTCAGTGCAAATCTATTTGACATAAATGGAACTGCTTGAATTGTGCTAAATGTACTAATTCTGTTGTTATCAAGTTCTGCTTGTCTATATGCAGCAAAGTTTTGTGGAGGTGTTAGATCTAAGTCAAACATTGAATAATCAACATTTACACCTTTGTTTTTTAGATATAATTTAAATTCTGTATTGAATACTTCTTCAAGCATTCCTTGAAGTCTTTCACAATACTTGTTGAATCTTAGCTCTTGAATGTATGCTGTGCCAACTCGTCCATCATTATACTGTGATGCACCGTCGTCGGCGCCAGTAGGCAAGTAGGAACTAGGTATACGCAAGCCGCGAACCAGTTTGTTGGTAAAATATCTGAGATCATCAATCTCTCCTAAGTTTGTACCTCCAGGCAGTGTTTCAACTTTACTTCCACGCCCTTCAGCAGTCTGTGGAAAGAAGTAGTCTTCATTGATTGACAGTGGGTTGTATGACGAGTCTATAACATTCGTACCGCCACCTGTCTTGGATGGGATTCGTCTTTGATGTATTTCCGTTTTCACACGTTCCACAAATTGCATAGCAAGGTGTGAAGGCATATTGCCCACATCAACGTAGAATACTCTGCGCTCTGGCGCACGTTGGACACGATAGATAATAATCGCATCTTCAAGCAATTCTTTTTGCTTGTATACCTTAAAAATACTTTCTAGTAATGAATTACCAAAAGGAAAGTTTTGATCTAAGCCTTCGCTCATACTTAAATGGATTACATTATTTGCATCAACAAATGTTTCGCTTTGATCACTTTGCCATCTGCTTGTTCCAGACGGTGGTGTTGCTGAACCTGTGGCTGCTCTTTGGCTAACTGTTTGATAACCTGCTGTGCCTCCAGGGCCATAACTGTTTTG